GGCCTCAACCTCACGAAAACGTGATTGATATAGGGGATTAGCATATAACCCTTTGAATCCAGGAACTGTGGAACAGGCATTACTCAAACCTTTTGCTATGGAGACCAACTGATCATCCATTTGTTCTTGTGAGTAATGTAAATTTTTACACCAAAACGTTTTGGCAATCAACTTTCCTGTTTTAGGAGTCAACACAGATCCTTCCTTGTAGGGTAAGAAAAATGATGAGCAGAATTCTACTTCGTACTTATCAACCTGGCGCAGTTTGACTATAAGACCATTTAACCTATAAATGGCTATATAATCATTGACTGGTATAGGTTTATATAAATACAAAACTGAGTCGTCACCCTTCACTAAACAAGCACGTAAATTCGAACCGTGAACATGTAGTGAAGTATTGATGGTGAGAACAGAATTGCCAACTAAAGTGGCCGAACGGCCGGAACACCGGATCCCACGTATCACAGCTAAGAGACCTGAACGGTTCTTAATCTTGATACCACGGATATCGGTTTCTTCACGTTGCAAAACGTTCTCAGGGACACCACAGAGTTTATAAAATTCTAATAGAAGACTTAAGCTTTCCTCTCGTTGTGAGGAATCAAATGAAGTGAAATCACTATCATACATGCAACTATCAGAAAATTGATCATGAAATTTACCAATTTCAATAGAGTCCCCATGTAAAGGAAACATAATATTGTCAGGTAAAAATTCAGCCGCTGCCTCTGCTAACGGTATCAACCAACGACCCATTTGGAAGTTAAATTCGACTCTTGATGCTACTATAGGCCTCGGAAATTTGGGCTCTGCATTAGCCTCAGCCTTAACAAACACGGAACTTTCATTCCAGTCAGTAATAGGCTCAGCAATTTCCGATTCATACTCTCTACGCAACTTGGATTGTTTAGGACCCGGAAAGCGTGAAACCCAAGTCTCCCAGTCCATAGGTTGTATGACTGATCTGATTTGGGCTGCTGCTTTCTTCAAAACATCGTGTAAAGGGTATGAGTACTTACCGACATCACCTAGATCATGCAACAACTTATTCCTTAAGCAACTTACCTCGTTATGAGGACACTTGCGAGGAAAAAA